ACGGTCATCGTCCTGGCGGTTGGCCTGGGCGGCAAGCTGCAGCGCCGTCATCTCCTCGCGACGCAGCGCGGCTGTGAGGAACGGATTGTCGGCGGCGAACACCGAAAAATGATATTCGCGGCCGCCGCCACCCTCCCGGCCGGATCGGATGCGGCAGAGGTTGGAAGGCAGTTCGTTCCAGCCTTCGCGCTTGGCGATCATCTGCACACCGCGCTCGGATTGCGGAAAATTCCTCAGCCCTCTCCGGGCAGCGGCTTCCGCCAGTTCGCGCGCGGTAAACCATTCTTTCACGCTCATCGTTTCGCCTTCCTGCGGGCTGCAAGCATCTGCCTGCGCGCCTGCATTTCTTCGATGTGATCTTCCAGGAGGCGCTCCTCGATCAGTTCGGCATACTCGTTCTCGATGACCGTCAGTCCGAACTCACCTGGCACAAAACCAAGCAAGTCTTGGGCGCCTGTCGCAGCTACCAGGCCGATGAATGCGTCGAGCGGAATGCGATGATCTTCAGAGCCTTCCGAGGACCATTTGTTCAGCATTGCCTCGGAGATCGGGCGACCGAGAAACTCGCTGATCTTCTGCGCCACGGCTGCGCGGCTCAGGTCCCTGTCTTCGCGCGCATCGCGGAGGGCGTGGGAAACGAGCCGCGCGATCTTGTTGTCCAGGCGCCCGCGACCGATAACGTCTTCGCTGTACCCGATCGCCACCTTCGGCGGCTCCCAGGAAAACAGATCTTTCGTTAGCGGGTCGCGATGCTTTGCCATGATCAGATCCGCCCCCGGCGCTTGAGCGAAGCGATCACGCGGTCTTCCGCCTGGAGGATGAGCCGGTCGAGATCGGTGTCTTCCAGCTCCACAAACCGCTTGGAGAATGCGGCGAACTTTCGTTCCGCGGGGCTCATGGGAACCTTGGCGAGCAGATAATCGATCGCCTCTTGGACGCCATCGATGTCCTGCGCTGGATCGAGCACCAGATCGAGGATCTTCTCCTGGACCGTTGGCGACTGTGCGGAAAGAAGCCTCAGTTCGGACTGCTTCTTGGCAAGTTCCGTTCCGGCGAGCTTTGCTCTCGAATAGAGGGAAAGGTCCGTCCAGATCTTGACGGCGATGCGGATTGCCCGATCGGACAGCCCGATCTTCTCTGCCGTGTCGACAGCAAAGGAAAAGATTTCCGTTGCTGTTCCCTGCCGAGCGCGGCCGCCGGCGACCCCGGCCTTCGTTTCCGGGTGCAGCCGTTCGTAGACCTGCTTCAGCTCATGGAGATGGCGGCAGCGATCAAGCGCGTTCAGCTCGGCTCGACCGAGGTTTTCCATCACCTCCTCGAGCCGCGCCTCGTCGTCGTTCTTGGCTGTGGAGATCCGGCAGCGGACCGTGCCGTCGCCATGTAGCCGAAGGCCCTCGATGCGATGCAGGCCGGTGACCAGAACGGGGCGGCCGGTCAGCAGGAACCGAATGGTGACGGCATTGGTCTGCCCTTGCTTCGCCATGATCCGGCCGAGAGCATCGGCCCAAATCGGATCGAGATCGCGCGCGCGGTGGGCAGGGATGTCGATATCGGCGATCGGAAGGTGGAATTCGGAAGATGCTTCTTCCCGGGATGTCGCGATGTGCATGCTGAACCTTCAGGGCTGTCGTGTTTGCGTTGCGGAGCCGCAGCCTCT